TATAAATATAGTTGTATTCCCTTTTTTGTGAGCAGGAAAAAAAGGACAATGTCTACAACCATTACCACAACAACTACCTCTCTTTAAATGAAACTCTTTTGTGAAAACATAAATTCCGTTTTCAATATAAAAATCAGAAGGGAGAAGTTTTTGACTTCCCCCTTCCGAATTATTAATTGTTTTATTTTGATTACTTAATTTCACACGCTCCACCAGCACATGCCAACTCACCACTCAAATCTGTGTTGTCTTGTAATTCAACAACTTTGGATAAGTCAATTGACTGTAATTTAGAGAATAATCTTTCGTATTCTTCTTCAGTACAATCTTCAAACGGTGCTTGAATGTAACTTCCACCATCATAAGGTAATACTGATAGACCATTGTAAAAGTCTCGGTTTTCCCACATCCACTCACCTGCCAATTCCCAGTCTTCAGGTTTCAAACTGATTGTTGCCGATACGTTGTGACTATTTGAACCTGTTCTGTGACCTGGTCTAACCCACTCTTGTGTGATTTTTTTAACACGGTCTAACAATTGGAAGGGTGATTCGGTTCTCAAAATAGCCCCCTCAGGTGCTTTTTGTGGAACTGAAATAACCGCTGTATCATGCGGACGGAAGAATTCATCTTCAACCAACTCAGGGTGATACATTGCCAAGTATTGGTAGATTGCTTCATTCTTACCTACACGGACTCTACGGATGTAATAATCGTTGTGCCATGCATGGATACCTGAAGATGTTCCCAATGTCAGGGATGTTGTACCAGCGGGTTTCACAGTAGTTGTACGGGCCGACTTATTTATACCAATTAATCCTGCAACTCTTACGTTTTCTTCTTTAACCAATTTAGCAGCTTCTTTCATGTTGTAACCCAATACAACACCTGAACCGATACCCGTCATTGATACACCAATCAATGCATCTTTTTCAGTTGTACGTTTCCATATGTCTCTTAAGTAATGGAAATCAGTGTATCCAGCTTGAAGTGTTCCAATGAACGCAGCTGCTTTAACACGGTTGTTTAAATCTTCTTGTGATTCAATGTCAGAAACATTTACCTCACACAAGTTACAGAATTGATTTGGTCTCAAAGCGATTTCACAACATGGATTGGTTCCCCAATCTTTGTCGTTTGTAAAGTAGATACCAGGTTCACCTGCTCCTGATGCTTCAACACGTTTCCACAAATCTAAGAAAAATTCTTTTGTGATTTTGTGTCTAACCAAAGTCGCAGAATTGTTAGCTCTACCTCTTTGTGGGTTGGTTTCCCACCAAGAACCTGACTTACATGAAATCATTTCATGGTCATCAGCTGAGAACAATGAAATCAATGCCGCTCTACGAATACCACCTGCAAGAACTGCGTCTGCAATGTGACATACCATGTCGTGAACTTCAATTGGTGTCATCTTTTCACCATCTTCTTTAGCGTCCAACATACCTTTCAATTTGTGAAGACAATCTTTCAAAGGTTGAGGACCAGGTGCTTTACCACCTGATGTTACAAGTTGAGCCCCTTTTGGTCTAATATCTGAAAAATCAAATTCAGGTGTTGACAAATGTTCACCAAAGTAAGACTTCATTAATACTTTGATTGCATCTGCCCATCCTTCAATAGAATCACCAACCAAGAATCTTCTTGTTCTATTCGGGTTTGGTTTTCTAATTTCAGGTAGTTTTTCTACGTGATGTTTCTGTACTGAATAACCAACACCTGTTCCACCTAACAATAGGAACATACTTTCAGCAAATGCGTCCAAGTGGTCGATTGGTAAATAAGCACAGTTGTAGATTCTGTTTGGTGAAATTTCAATTGGTTTACCACCAAACTGCATTGAGCGCATTGATGGTAAAACTTTTTTATCATAAACATACTTGTAAACTTCCACAATCTCACCTGCTAATTGTGGGAACTTTTTGATGTGCATGTTCATGTTTCTTGTTACTAACTCTTCCCACGTTTCTCTCCTGTTTACATCAGGAAGGAATTTAGCGTATTTCATATACACCGTGAGGTCTGACAATATCTTTTGTGATGCGTCCATTTTTTATTTTTCTCCTTTAAATTTTTAATTAATTTGTTGTTTTCTTTTTGCCAATAATTCATTGACTCTGTTCCTATTTCGTTCTTCTTTTTGTTCTTCAAGACCCAAGAAAGTTACTGAACTTTCTGTATCAATTTCCATGAGTTCATTGTCAAATTTACAATTTTCAAACACGACACCATCTCGTCCAATTCTTGATTTGGTAATAGCTATTGTTGCGAGTTTCATTTCTTTTTGTTGTAAACTCTTTGCAACTGTTATGATAACGTGTCCTACTTGTGCCTTTTTAATTGAACCCCCCATTTGGTCAGTAGTTACAACATCTGATGATATTGAACTTCTATTTCCTTGAGTCGCAGTCCATCCTGCTACATCCAATTCGTGACACATTGCTTCAAATCCTCTCATCACGGAACCTTCACTTTTCCATTCATCCCCTAAGTTTTTGTCAGGAACAACACAGTCAATATAATCTAAACTAATCATATCGATTTTTGTTCCTTCAGCAATCATCTTTCTAATTTGATTTTTAATTTGATTCATTGTTAGAGTGTCAGATGCATATTTTTTCAAAATCAACTTGTTTGTTGTATTTTCTTTAATGTCTCTAACTTTTTCCATAACAACATCTTTGTGGAATGAAAGTTCATCAGGAGCAATTCCTGTCCAAAGTGTAAAGTGTTTTCTTTGGATAATTTTTGGGTTGTCTTCAAAGAATATTTGAAGAACGTTGTAACCTAAATTAAATGCGTGGTTACAAATTTTTGTTAGTACTGTTGTTTTACCAACACCTGTTGGTGCTAAGATTACACCCAATTCACCTTTTGCTAATCCACCTTTTAATAGATTGTCAATACCTGCGATTCCCATTGGGATTGGGTGTCTGTAATCTTCATCTAACACTTGGTCCAAATTTGTGAAAACATCATGTTCACCTTCTTCGATTTCACCAACCTGAAGAGCTTTGTTTACCATCTCTTCTAATTGGTCATAACTTTCAAAATCACCTTTATCTATAATTTTTTGAGCTTTAGTCATAACCTTTTGAAGCTCTTGTTGTTTACAGAATTTAAGTGCTTTTTCAATTACAAATTGGTGTCCTTCAAAACTTACATCACGAATTTGAATTAGTGTGTCAAGAACTATTTTTCTTGCACTATCAGAACTAATTTCAGAACGAGTCAATTGGTCCAAAGTTTCAAACGTAGGAACACTCTCATATTTGATGTAATACTCTTTAATCATTTGTGTAATGATTTTAAAATATTGATTATCAAAGTATTTTGAATCCAACACATCAACAATCGCACGTGCGAAATCTTTGTTAAGAATAAGTTGATTAATAAGTTGAATTTGAAATGTGTTACCTAAATACCCGAAATTTTTCTCGCTTGACATACTTGTTTTTGTTTTGACTTGTGTTGATAAATACTATTAAGCAAGTTGATAATTCATATATTGTGTAGAAAAATTTTCACCTGAAAAAATGTCAGTTAACGACTTAAGAATGTTTTTTATCTCTGGTCGTATGTCTACGGTATATCTAGCCTTCGGTGGGTACACTTTGGCATCAAAACCCCTATGACAAATTGTCTGTTCACCCATCTTGATATATAGGTTAAACCATTCAGGTCCATCAGTTTTTGACGTGTTCATGACTGAAGAGTCGTTCATAATCAACTCAGCGTTTTCATTCATGTAGTCCAAACTTTTGTCTTTCAAATATCTTTCCATGTAGTCGGCAATGTCCTTCATGTAATCATGAAGTTCTAAACTGTACTTAGCAGTTTCATTGTAACCCTTAACATTGAAAAACCTTTGAACAACGATGTTGTCGTTGAGTTTAATTACAAACTCCATTTTCGTTAAATCTTGTGTTTCTTTCATAATTAATTGTTGTTATTGTATCGTTTTTTTTCTTTTCTTGTTAATTTCATAATTGGTTGAAGGAATTCTACCCAAGCGTCGTCTTGTTTTGGCAAGTACTTGAAGAATCCATCTTCAATCATCATTTTCATTAGATTTTTATAACCTCTACCTTCGGGGTCCATATCTTCTGAATAATAAAGTTCTACTTCTTTTTTGGCTTCTTCGGTCATTAAAGGGTTTGACAGACTAACGATTTTTTCACGAATATCGTAGTATTCCTTTCCGTAGGTACCTGACTTTGTGGTACCCGATAATAAGTTCTTAAGTGGTTTGATTGTATCATCTATGTCTAAAAGTTCTTGTGCTCTTGTACAAATATAGTCAATATTAAGTTCTTGTTCAACAACCTCAGGAAAATATTTAACTAATTTCTTTTCACCAAAACTATAAATTCCTTCTATATTATCGGATTTATCACCTAATAAAATTTTAACTAATTTGACATTTGCAATCGGAACTTCTATTGTCCCTAATTTAACCTTGTGTTTGTCTGTAACCCATTCTTTTACAATGGGTGAGTACATGTGTACTTTTGATGTGATAAGTTGTGTAAGGTCCTTATCTGAAGAAAGAATTGTTATTTTTTCTTCTTGACTTATTTGTGTGTAATAAGCAATTAAGTCGTCACACTCGTGGTTGTCAATACCAATTTGTCTAATGAACATTTCTTCAAGATATTGTTTCAATCTTTCTTTTTGTCCATAATAAGATTCTTTCTTTTCTTCGTTCATTGTTAAACGACGGTTTTCCTTATATTCAGAAAACAGTAACTTTCTTTGGGACGAGTTATTATTCCCGTCCCAAAAAACTATTACCTTGTCGTAGTTGTATTCCGATAGGAATCTACGAAGAACATTAACAAAGTGGAAAATACCCCCAATATGTTTTCCTTCGTGGTAGAAATCTCTAACCCCGTGAAACCCGATTTTGAATAAGTTGTCTCCGTCAACTATTAAAGTTTTTACCACTTGTTTATTATTTATTCTTGTTCCTTTTCCTCTTTCAATTCGAAATCCAATGATGTTACACCAAGAATATCTTTCCAATAATCGGCATATTCTTTTTTGTAATTCTCTATAGATACCTTTTCTTCTGCGGCTTCTTTACCCGCCAAGAATCCGTGTGGGGTTACAATGATTTTTCCATCCTCATATCCCAATCCATTGATGTGGTTTTTCATTACGGATACTTTTGTTCTGATTGCAAATTTAACACTTCTTTTGTCTTTTGTTGCGGTAATCTTGTTTGTTCCCGCACCTTTTTGATTACCAAATAAGAAAACCAAAGATGAGTTCAACCAAATTGCTTCACCACCTTTTGCTTTAATCTTTGGTTGACCAAATGGATTATCAGGTAATTCAACCCAAGGCTGATTAACAATAACCAAAGTGTTTTCGTATTTTGAATCCGATTTACGTGAACCTGAAATACGTTGGTTGATACCCATACCAATTTTGTCAGCAAGTACTGATGCGTTGTGTTGTTTACCACCTTTACCATCGTAAGTCATCTTACATGGTACTGAACCAACAGAATCCCACAAGAATAATAAACTGTAATCCAATTCACCTTTTTCTTGTGCATCTAACAAACTATTGATGTAATCTGTAATTTGTTCAATGTAATCAAAATCATTATTGAAGATGTAAAATCCATCCCAATCTGATTCGCCAGTTTCTTCGTCAACAACTTCCTCACATTCAAAACCCATAATCTTTGCGTGTTCAAAAGACCATTTTTGTTCTGTAATAATGAATACAGGTAGAATACCTTTCTTTTGTGCATCAACAGCGGCTTTAACTAAAGCGGTTGTTTTTCCTGTGTCTGAGTGACCCAAGAACATGTTTAGGTGCCCAATTGCAGGACCTGGAAGTCCTACAGCGTCCAAGAAGTCAGAACCCAAATCAAAAAATCTTTGAGGTTTGTATTTTGCTGAAGTAGAGAATTTTTTCTTTACTGAACTGAAATCATTTTTTTTAATAGCCATATATGATATAAATTAATCATGTATGGTACCATAGGAGATACCATACATGATGTGTTTTAGTTTATTAGAATGGTAATTCCTCGTCAGGTGACATACCTGCTTGTGGGTCCACAGGTGTACCACCGAATACTTCAGTAGCGTCATCACCGTAAACATATTTTTTAGCTTCCGAATCCCAACGTGGAACTTCACCACGAGCGATTGCTTCCAAGTACTCAACAGGTTTCTTAGAGTAAACGTCAGCCCAAGTTGTTGGGTCGTTTTTCCAAGTGTCCAATTGTTCAGGGTCTTCCGACAATTTACTTGGGTCATCATACATTACAGTTTGAATTGATGTGTATTCTTTTCCTTTTGGTGTTTTTGATTTAACCAATTGAATAATCAAATCGCGTCCTTCATTTGGGTCGGTCAAATTACCTTTAGCTCTCCAAATTGGAATGATTTTGTCCAAGATACCATCTTGCTTATAGTTGTGTTTAAATCTCCAAAATTTAACACCATCCTCTTCATGGTCTCGGTCAATGACCTTAACAATGTAAAATTTACGAGCTTTGTACTGTGCCGCCAAATCTTTGTCAGTTTGTTTGCCAGTTTTCATAAGTTCTTCGTAAACCTCAGTTAAAGGTGAACGTCCACCTTCATTTTTGTCGGGGTCATAAAATTTGTTGTAAGTACCATTTACCTGAATTTCGTGGAACCATACCTCCTTGAAAGGAGATGAACCATCGGTAGTTGGGAGGATTCTAATTCTTCTTTGTCCTGAATTTTCACCTTTAGGAAGAATAGCCGCGAAATAACGCTTCATTCTGTCTTCTTGTGACATCATTGGTTGGTCACCAAATGGTTTTGTGTTTTGTTCGTACTGCGCCAAAACGGCATCAAATGTTTTGTCTGTCATCATAATTGTATTTTTTATCTTTTAATGTAAGATAAGTATAATACAATTTTTTCAGAAATCAAATTAGTTTTGTAAACCAACGTCAAAAGATTTTCTAACATTCATCTTGTCGTAGTTTTCTACATCATCAGGTGTTAGAATATATTGTTCTTTTCCCTGTTGTTGCATTTGTGGTTCTTTTTCAGTAAAAAAATCAGACAACTTTTGACTGTAAGGACCGGAATCTAAAGACCTTAATTCTAATTTTTCTTGTGCAGTTTTTGGTCTGTATTGTTCAACTTTATCTTCAATTGAATTAATCTTTTCGAAGATTGAATCCATCTGAGCCAATTTACCCTCTAAGTCATTTAATTTAGACATCATTGAATTCATGTATTCTTCCTGCTTTGACTGCATGTCTTTCTGTGTGGTGACCAATTCTGTAATATCCAACTCTTCAGTACCACTATCATTTTTTCCACCTTCAGAATCACCCGTTTCAATTTCTTCAACATCAGGGTCGTTTTCAATATCAATAGGTGCGCCTGTTTCAGGTGCTGCTTCTCCTTCAGGTGGTGTAGCGCCACCTAATGTTGTATCATCAGCCGCAGGTGGTGGAGGTTCAACCGCACCAGGTTCATCACCCGCTGGTGGTGGAGGTAACGCAGCGTCTTGTTCAACAATATAACTGTTGATTTGATTATATCTTTTTAATTCCTCTAATATTGTTTTTGAAACTTTGTTTTCCATGATTATCCGTTTAATAATGTTTTAACACCCTGTGGTGTTTCTACTCTTAATGTTTTGTTTAATTTCATAGTGTTGTCCACTCTTTCAATCAAACCATCCTTTAATCTTACAGTATAACAGTCACCAGTCTGTAAATCACAAACTTCTTTATATCCGTTACCTAAATCTTTTTCGGCAATAACAGTATCTTTCTGTAAGTAGTTGTCCAATAAATTTTTTAAATTACTCATATTGTTTTTCTTAATAAATATAACGATTATTTAATTTATTACAAACCTGATATTTTTGCTTGTGTGTATGCCCATCTGGTGTTTGCCAGCCAAGTATTATAATTTGTATTTTGATTATATGGTACTGTAAGTGAACCTGATGTATACCAAGTATTATAAAATAACTTTATAATTGCTTGTATTTTTTTCTCATCATCATCAGCCTGATTAAAATATTCTTGTATCCTATTTTGGTTGATGTCTCTAAAGAAGTCTATACTATCTTTGACTGTATCAAAAGTTGCAAACGGTCTAGTAAAATTTTCACCTGTTGTTAAACATCTATATTTTTTAATTAACGATGAAGTAGCGCCTGGTTGTTTAATATCCACAGTAGCACCGTATAAATTATTTTGATTGTATTGTAATCTTACATCAGTATCTGTTGGGTTGCCCATCATATATAATACACAAAACATATACGTTTTTAATAAGGTATCTGTTGTTGAATTATTGATAAGTGTTACTAACTCATTGACAGTAATTGAACTTGAAATAAAGTTACTTGACTCAATTAGACCATAGATTGCTTTAATATTTTCACTACAATCTTGTACTGTAATATCTGTTGTTTGTACAATAAACCCTTGATAAGGTGTTCTGGCCGATAAAACAAGGTCTTTGGATTGCTCACCTGTGAAATACTGATTAGAATTATTATCAAAGGTAACCAAAGTATTGTTTGTTACAAATTGTTTTACTTTGTCCGATAATTTTTTTGAAAAATCTTCATTCACACTAGCCAAATCATCGGAAACTTTTGTATTGATATTCGCAGACACCCTTTGTCCGTTGAATTCTGTATTAAAACTTCCCGGACTAATACTATGTTTTACGTTTCTAATAATATATGTTCCATTAAACATAGGCATGTGTCTTAACACAAAATACATGGTTGGTTGAATCATGACATTACCTAATGTTTTTATGGTACTAGAATAGGAACGGTTTTTATAAAAATCATATAGTGATGTTGTTTGTTGCATGGTTTTTTTACCAGCCCCTTGATTTCCTAAATCAATAGTTGTTTGAATCTGTTCGGAGGATGTCACACCCTGTTCTTGATTTATATCAACAGATTTAAAAATACTTTGATTGATGGTTCCAAAATCCACCACAAAACCAACAGCTTTATTACTATTTTTTTCATTAGTAGAACCCTGTTGAATTATTGGATTGTTTGTTGGGTCACCCAAGTCAAAAGAATCACTTTTGAATGGATAACTTGGGTCATTTTCTAATGACAGGGTTTGCGATGGTCTATCTACGTATTGACACAAGAATTTTGGTGCAGAATTGATGTTATCCACATATGTAAATGTACTAAAAACATCATTGGCATTGTTTACAATCGACGAGTTTCTGTTTGTGTTACTTGCTGTTGATTTACCGTAGAAATTAATATAAGCTGGCATAACAAAAAAATTCATTCTGTTATCAGCAATCACTTGTCTAACTAAGGACATAATTGAATTTGATGAATTATCCCAAGTACAATATTTTCTGATAGTATCTGTATTGATAATCAATTCATCACCAATGTCACGATTAGCTTTATCAAAAAATAAAAATTCTTCAAATAGTAGTCTTTCTTTGAAGTTTCTACCAGCCACCCATTTATCGTTTACCGCTTTAAATAATTCCCATTGTTCAAGTTTTATTATGTCACCATCCAATTTCGAATCAACATTTTGTGTTGACTGTTGTTTTGGTCCATTAATAGATGATGGGAGCTTTAATCTAAATTGTTGTTCAATCGCTGTACGTTTGGTTTCCGCAACGTTTAAAATTGTTGAAATAGCATTAGCGAACGTTGTTGGATTATATAATGGATTTATATTCTTTTGAGTTGCATAAATTCTAATTAAAGGATATAACAATTCAATATTACGACTTATAAATGGAATTTCATTATCCCTAAAGAAATCATAAACAGTTGAACCCGTATTAGTATATTCAATACCTTTAATTGTTGAAAACCCTACGTATTTTTGTAATGCTTTCCAAACTTCGGGATATGCCGCTTTTGACTGTTCAACAGTTTTTCCACCCTCACTTGGTAATGGATTTGGGTCATTAGGATAAGAATTTACATATTGTCCACCATAATTAAAATCGGGACCTTCTGGTTTAAATTTTGGGTTTTTAGAAAAATACCCAAATTGTTGTCTATTAAACTTTTTTGGATTTCCATTTTTTAAGTATACTTTAATATTAACAAACTTACTCAAAACATCTGTAATTTCAGCAGCTTGTTGAGCACCTAAATTAATATTGTCTTTTCCTGATTGAGGTTTGATAAGGAACATTTTCTTAAATAAATTCACAATATTAGCATACGTTGTATTGTCACCTTCGGGTGAAAATATTTTTGATTGTCCACCCTTTTTACAGAATTCTTTAAATTCAGTTTCAAAAGAATCTAATTGGTCTTTAGAAAAAACACCAAATAAATCTTCAATTGAACTGTATTCAGTACCAATATCAAAATCAGGTTGATTTTCGGTTGTTCCTGTTCTAACATATTTCAGATATTCAAATGGTGTTGGTTGTTTAACTTTCAAATTATCAAACCATCCGTAGTTTGGCGCATTCCATAGTGTCTTAACACTACCGTTATACATTGGGTTTGAATTTTCAATATTTGAAATAGTTATTGGTGATGAATTTGTTGATGGTCTTAATTCAAAGTAGGATTGTTGGAATGGTTGTACACCAGAGGATGGGAATAAACACACATAACCTTCATATTGTGGTCCAAAAAAATTTGTATATTGTTGTGCAATATCAAGATATGAATAATAACTTATAATTGGTCCCTCTGGTTTGCTAGTATAGGTAAAACTATTAACAACCACCAATCCCTCATCTAAAACAGTAGTATTGTTTAAATCATATGTCTCTGCATTATTACCATCAACAAATAAATTAGTACCTGTAAAAATTTTATAAAAGTTATTTATTACTTTTGGATAAAACCCACTTTGGATACTATTAGAACCTATCAGTGTAAAATCTTGTGGTGTGGGATTTTCGTCAACGGGTATTTTATATGTTTTTTTTGGGTTTGAAGTAATTGGGTCATAATTTGTTTTGTAGTCAAAATCTTTCCAAATAGAAGTTAAGATATCTTCATTGTTTTCAATGTACTTTTTATATCGGTACCAAACTGAACCCATTTTCAATATCCAAGCGTATGGTAATTCGTGTACCGCTGAAAATTTATTTAAACTTGCAAATATATAATCCTTTTGGGTTCCATTATCACTATCGATATACTTTTCGTGAAGTGTTGAAAGTGGTAATGAGTTTAACAACAAATACCCAAGTTTTGTATATTTTTCATCTCCTGACGAATCACCCGATTCAACAATTGCATTAATAAAATACGGGGTGTTCAATAAACTTGTTGTTTGTGTAAATGTCAGATTGTTATCTGTTGTATATGTTAAGTTTCCTTCGGTATAAAACTTTTGAAGGTTGTTTCCATATCTTGTGTTATAAAAATTATTAATAGTTGTATGGGTTGTTGATGTATTATTATAACCCGTTTTGTTAGTTTGGTTTCTAGTTAATGGTGTAATATTTGGTCCTGAAAAATTATCAATTACTAATTTTTTGTCATTAAAACCATAACTATTAACTGTTGAATATCTATTATCTTTATTTGGTGTTCCTTGCATTTTTTGTGCAAAACTATCAATAATAAATGGATATGTATCAAATAGTGTTGTTTCGTTAGTTGTATTAGAACTTATCGCGGCTTTAATTTTATCCAAACTTTTTAGTTTCAAGGGGTTTGGTGATGTATTAAAAACTTTTTCACTCAGTAGTTGAAAACTATTATTAACTTGGTCGTTTATATAAGGTGTAACAAAATTCTGTAAGATAAAATTGTTCCATGTGGGTCCGGCTTGATTCTGACCAGCGGTTGTTTTTAAATAATTATATAAGGTTGTAGTGGGTAACGTATTGGAAATAACATTATTTAAATCACCAATTACTTGTGATTGAGTAACGTTATTAATTTCAAGGTCAGACGCTGTAAAAACTAAATCTTCTGTAATACCACTGATATAATATAAACCAGAATAAAATGTGTTTAGATATATTCTTTCATACATTTCATAAACATAGGTTTCAACAGGGACGTTTTGTTGGAGGTAAACATTGTTTTTAAACGGTATTTCAATCGCGTGTTCGGGTGTATATTTTATAATTAATTCAGTATTTGGTTTTACATTGGTTGTAAAATTTCGGTCTTTATTTAAAACTCCTTTAAGATATTCTTCAACAAATTCAACTTCAGGCCAAATAACAGGATTATATGACTGAGTTGATTCACTAGTTGATTTAGAGCCAGGATATGTCACCTCATATTCAACTTTACCCGATGTTTCTTTTTTCTGTACAAATTGTGGCCAAGGATAAACAAAATAATTTGGATTTTTGGTTGTTGTGGTTTGTATTGTGTTCTTACCTTCCTGAGATGGATTGGTCGTCAAAATTGATTTCAATCTCGCAGTATTTTCTCTTTGATTCCACGAGTTTGTATGAACATCATCCATTAATTGATAAAAAGCATCCACAGACGCCATTATAGTACCAATTACATTTCTTACGGTTGGTCTGAATTGTAAATCTTGTACATTGTCATTTTTTTTAATTTTGTCTTTCAAAACTTGGTTAAGTCGTTCTGATTCGTCTTTTGATTTTTGAATTATTTGTCCCTTGATATCTTGACTTGTTTTAACTTCTCTGTCAATCGTATAGTAATATAAATTACCTTTTGTAATATCAATATTGCCTTGGTTGTCAATCGAAAGTAATGTTCCATTGTTTTCCAATTCGGTTTTTAAATCTTTTTTGAATTTAATAAAATCAACGTCAGTATTTGGGTTTGTAACTTGTTTTCCTCTTTGTTGAAAGTAAGTTGCCTCGTAATTGATATCACTGTCACTAAATTTTACTTTAAAAAAGTCAACTTTGAAAGCTTTTTGGTCAAGTGTAATACTTTTACAAAGGTCTGTCGGCACAGATTGAAATTCTTTTAAACCATTGTTTAATATTGATGTTAATTCAGTTTCAACTTTTCCTGATAAATCAACATTGCTTTGTATTTCAACACCACTTTGACTGTTTGTTAAATTTTTTAATGGGTATAATTTTAAATTGTTAACGTTTGGAACTCCCGAATTAAATTCATTATTTAATACTAATACTTTAGAAGTTTCTAAATTAGTTTCACCCCATTGAACAATATTATTACTAAATTTATTTACTGATTCATTATATCTTTCTAATGCAACAATATTTGTAAAATCTAATTTTTCAAATTCGAGATTAACGAATTCAGTATATTTCTTTAACCTTTCCTGCATCTCGTTCAAGGTTATTACGGGTACGTTTTTGTCGATAAGACCGGCTTTTTTGTACTGTTCAAATACTTGTTTTATTTTTGAATATCCCTTAGATGTTGGTTCGACAGTTACTTCATTGGTAATACCAGTTCCGTTTTGTTGTACAGATGCCGTGGCTGAGTTAGGTGTGTTAACAGTTGGTATATTTGGTATGCTGGTTTGACTATACATGTGAGGTAGTGCAAACAAATACCCTAAACGAATATCATCCAACATCGCACTTGTTCTAGCAATGAACTTTAAATTGACCACATAATTACCTGTTGATGCTTCAAATGAGGCTTGAAAATTCAATAACATCAATTCATATTTAATCGACTTTCCGTAAAATCCCTTCAGAATTAATTCAAAAAGTGGATAGGGGTAATACAAAAAAACTGAGTACGGTGAATTTCCTCCTGTTTGGAATAAACTTTTACCCTGTACGTCTACTAATGTCATTGTTACGGTTGGTACACCATTGAATTTAATATCAACATTAATGTCTCGTATACCTAAGATTTGGGTATCTACAAAGTTTGTTTGTTGTGGATTTTGTCCATTGTTAAATTTAATCTGATTGATACCTCTCCCTTGTGTACTACCGGCACCAGTAATTTCATCCGTGTAACTTGTATCCAAAACATCTTTATCTTGTGGTTTAAGAAAATTTATAGATGCAACAGTTGTATTACTAATACTAGAATCCAAATCTGTACCTGAAGATAATTTTGTTCTTGGTACTGACTTCGCAATTAAATTTGCATACATGACAAGATTTTCTTGTTTGATAACACGGTCCTTTTTTACACCATTAGAACTTCTAACAGAGTTAGGGTCAATCAAAACAATGTTTGAATTTTCTTCATAGTATATATTTTCACTACCACCGAAATTATCTGCCATAATAATAGAATCTTGTTTGTACAGCGTTATTATAATCCTGAAGTGATGTAACCAAAGGATACGGAATTATAATAATTGAATTATCAGGAATGTCCCACTCTAAACTACCATATTCTTGGTTTGCTTGTAAAATCAACCAATTAAAAAATGGTGAACCATAATATTCTTGACTAATTTTATCTAATCTACTTACACCCGCTCTGAAGACATATTTGATGTCGGTACTTTTTCTTGGTAAATTCAAACCAGGAACAACGGTTTGCTCACCGTTTAATAAAAATTGTCCGTATCTATTATAGTAATCCATTAGAATATTACTTTACCATTGAATGTATTTTTTTCCTCATTACGGTTTTGTCCCGTATAAAGGTCTTTTAATCTACTTATTTCAGTATCCGTTGGTGATGTTTTAAGGGTCAAACCTGTTTTTCTTTTCTCTTTAATTAATGTTGTTACATCACCTGGCACATACGCTTTATTACTGCCTTTATTAAAGGCTTTGTCATAATCTGAAAAAATTTGACTCATTTTCTTTTTTTCATTATCAGCTGGTACTTTATAATTTTTAGTTAAACTTTCGCTAATAAATTTTGTCCAATCTTTAGTTGTAAACGAACCTGTAACTTGTGTTTCAAACGCTTTGTAATTATTCGCTAATTGCCATCCGAAAACTAAAAAGAATCTTTTATCTGCGGTGTTTGTTGGAAAACTACCACCCTCTAAAACATAAGTTTGGTCATCAGTATATGTTGATGTTATTATTTTTTTGGTTTCTAAATTGTTTTCTAATAAATTAATTAATGGTGAATAAGTGTTCATAACAGTACCAATTTCAGTTACAGTTGTTGCACTATCTATTGTATAAATTTTTGCAACACCCTTAGTATCAATATAACCATCTAATGTTTGAACTACATAGTTTAATTTATCTATATTTCTTGTCATCTCTAATTGAATCTTGGATAATTCATTACTTGTGTTTACCAGTTTGTCCGTAAACGCCACTTTATAATCGTTAACTAATTTTTTCAATTGGTTGTTAAAATTGGTTTGGTCAATAGATTTAAAGTTTTGCTTTAACATTTCTTGTTGAATGGTTAGTGAATTGTTATTGATGTCGTTTAGTAATCCACTAAATAAAGTATCGATTTTACTTTCAAACGTTGATTTACCAAAAATTGTCAAATCGGTTTGTGTTGCCGATGGGGCACCAAATTCATTCATCTTGCCAAATTTGTAATCACGGTCTTTTGTATATAACATTAATATACCACTGTTATATTGTTCACTAATTTGTTTTAGTTTGTTAAATTCACCACTTGTAAAGTTATCAAAACTTTTTATAAAGTCATTAACAATTTCTTTATATGCAACATTAACACTTGTTCCACTATTTTGAAATTTACCCTCTACAGAACCAATAGTAGTTCCACCTTCGTTTTGAAGATTTGTGTTTGTATTTTTAGGGGTGTCACCTGTAGGTTCTGTTTTTTCAATAAATTCTTTATTAAATGCGGAAATTTGTGAAGAATCTGTCGCTCTATCGTCATACATCTCTGTATTTGCAAAGAAATTAAACGACAAAGCATTTTGTAATTCGTCGACTGGTCCTTTTAATCCTTGACCACCAATAAACTTGAAACCCATTGAAACACTAACAATCATCGGTTGAACACCAATACCCTCAGGGTTCAAATCAAATTTACCATCCTCATATGAAAAATTACAACTGTCAATAACGACTTTAGAATGGTAAAAATCACCAATTCTCAACACACAAATTGGGGGTGCACCAAACGAAGTATTTCTTGCATCTGTGTCCTTTAGTGTACCGCCAGCTTGTTTGGTTGGGACGGTGTCACCAGGTCTTGTACATTGTAACAAGAAAGTTAATCTTTCGTTCAAACCCTCAGGTGTCATTGAGTGAAACGCTGGATGAAAATATTTTAATTTTTCTTTCAAAGAATCATAAACAAAAGGATTACTTTCTTTCATAAATTTGAAGTAATCAGCCTCACTTAGTAGTTTTCTAATAACCTGTTTGTTAATTGATTCTTGTGTTGGTACACTTGGGTTGTTATTGTTGTTTCCATTTTGTCTTTGTGTTTCAGACAATAATCTATCAATAACTGATATTGGACCTGTTTCAACACCTCCGTTTGGATTGTTGATGTTTGGCAGTGGGGTCTCAATAATGTCCTCAATAATAACCCTTCTACATCCAACAGGTCCAGCACCGTATTGGTCAGTTGTTTCTGTGCTACACTTATAATTAATTGGTTGTATAGTCTCGTCAACAGAACCATTACTTTTTGAAATTTTTACTCTCTTGTCGTTGTTTATTAAAGATTTTATTGTGTCTTCAATACATGTATTTCTTTCCGAATCAATTCTATTTCCCTCATTATAAGACACGTTTGAACGTAATCTAATTTCAATTTTTACATTAGCGTTTGATGATAAGACCGTTTTAATATTTTCGGTGAACGCAGTTAGAGCGTTTTCAGAAGATGAAATTAGAGTTTGTTGTGTTGGTGCTATTTTACTGAAATTACCACTTGTTGTATATGTTACAACATTGTTTGAGTAGTTTCCTCCACCACCATCGTTATAATCAAAATAAAATTGTGTTGACTTATAACCACTTAGTTGTGGCGTATATACTTGTTGTCCAACATTTGAGTTTGAGCTTAATGAACCACCAGCTGCGTCCCCACCAATATTCAAAGATTGATTAATAACGTCTTTAATTTTTTCTGGGTTACCCGAACCGTTTATAATCTGTTGAATTTTAGATAGTTCTGTTGTCGAAAAGTTATTATATCTTTTAGATAATTCGTAAATATCAAATTTGGTTAGTCCAGCAAAGAATGAATCAATAACTTGGTCAGCAATTTGACTCGAAGCTGTATTACTCAAAACCCTATTCACCAACAAATTCATTACAGACGGATGGTCAACTATTACTTTAAAACCCAAAGTACCACCTCTACTTGTATTCTTATAGGTATATATTTCTTCAGGTCTTCCTAAAAAAGAGTTTCCTTCCCATTGAACCGAGTTGTTTTCGGCGAATGTTAAATCATATGGTGGAAACCACATAACTCTACCACCATTAGGACCTCTTTCTGATTCCGCTAAATCGGTGTATCTAAAACCAGGTCTTCTTGATGTTCTCCAAGCAAGGTTTTCTAATGACAACATATACTTCTTAACTTGCCCCCCTTCTAAAGTTGTTGAATCGGGACCTGATGTTGGGTACATATTTAAGTTATATGTCTTGTCTAAGATTGAATATGGGTTTTTTCTAATGTTACCATCACTTCTTACCAACTTTTGGTTGTCATAATATGGAATGTCTTTGGCAAATACTCTACCGTATTCTTCTCCTTTAAACACACCATTGTTGTCGGTGTATCTAATTACCCTTGAACCTTTTGTTATTTCCTTATATCCATCGTTAAACACCTTAGATACTTGGTCAATGGCGTTACCAACGTGCTGTAATCTTTTTGAACCAGCGGGTTGTGAATTAATTAATCTTTGTGTATCATCCAAAATACCACCTTGTTTAAGTGGGTATTCGGTTGATTCACTTCTTGTATAGTTCGCAGCAATTGGTTGGTATCCTGTGTCTTGTCCTTTAATGTCACCACCAACACCAACTTTAAATCCTGCGTTTCCTTTGTATTTTGGTGATACCCATGTGAATCCACCTTGTACACCACCGCCCTCTATGGTTGGTGTTTGATTTAATCCAAATTTAAAATCAACATTGTTTTCATATAACTTACCTAAGTTACTTGGTCCGTATACGTTTGTTTCAACCTCAACACCAAATTGGTTAACAGGAATTTGTCCTGAAGGTGATAAAATATCTAATGGTTCTGATGTTCTACTACCAATGTAGTAGTTTCCTTTAGGTGCGGTTAAATTTAAATTACTTAGGAAATTGGCTTTGTAGTCAGGTGTATAATAGTTTAATGATAAATTATTAAAAAGTACTTTTCTTGTTCCACCACTTGTGTAAGCTAAAAATACATCTGATGAACTTTTTTTACTTGGTAATACTGCAGGAAAACCAAAAAGTCTTGATACCGCATTTACTGTTTGGTTCAACACACTTTTTTTTCCAACGTTGTTAAAATAATCACCAGGTATATATGAGTATGGTGAATAAACACCTGTGACTCTTGATATAAAATCCAATCCCTTACCCACAAAACTATCGGGTACAGTTATGTGCCAATCAGGTTCAATAAGTGGTTGTCTACCTGTTATTAAATTTAAAATTCTATATGGGTCACTTCCTGTTTGAAGGAAGTTTGCTCTACCTACAGTTTGTTGAAGTGTTTCAAAAGCAATCGACGCTTCAAATAGTTTTCTTAGATTGGTTGCACCAATTTGTGCCAGTGCGGAATCCTGTGATAATGTACCTAAGGTACCTGTTGGGTCTTTACTTAATAATATGTTTATTGGTGAATAACTTGAAGCTTTATATGTGTAATATTCTGCTCTTGTTGTTAATTGTCTAATTATTAATTCTAACTCTGATGATGCATCACCCCATCCATCTTGTGGTCCAAATAAGTTTTTGGTAATTAGATTTTTTTGTAAAAATTGTGATTCATCGAATTTTTTTGTTTGTGGACTTGTAAAATTAAATTCACCTTCGTTAGAATTATTTACAATAACTTCATTGTTGGCACTAGTTTTATAACCACCTTCAGGACCATATTGATTGACGGTATATAGTCGTTTTTTTTCTGAAACACCAGTATCAACCATGTCTGGCTGATTAATTAAAGGAACATCAATCCACGTTGTTTCTTTAGTATACGTAAGATTTTTGGGTACAGTTTGTGTTGAAGAACCTTTTACAAAATAAGGCTCTAAATTAGAAACAATCAATCGTTTTCTAAATTGTTCGGATGCTGAAAATGATAATAAGCTGTCTGCCATCTTATACTGTTTCTAATAAATAGATGTAACAGGATTTTTTATTCTTATTTTTTACCAGGTGATGACGAGCCAACACTATATCCACTACTATCTGATGCGCTTACCTTGATTGATTTTGCAATCTCATTCGCAATATGTGTTTTAATAACATCTGACAATCCAACATCAATACCCGTAACCTTAACATCAATTACCGGATTACCCTCAACTTTAATAAATTTATCTTTAGAAACCGCTTGTGTGTATTCATTTATTCTATCTAAAAAAGTATCCTTATCACCAGCAGAAAAAGATGTTTTTAAATCACCAAGTATTTTAGTACCTCCTTCAATTGATTTATCTAAAATGTTTTTTACTTGTTCTTGAGCCTTAACAACCACACCTGTGTAACCTTCTAATGTAGTTGAAAAATTACCAGCCTTTAAAGTTGCCATTGAAAATGCGTTTGTTAACTGATTATTAGCTGAAATAACCGATTCTGTTGCGGATAAATTTCGTTGTATACTATCAATATTAGCTTCTGTATTATTTTTTAATTCACTACCTGAACCTTGTATATTTGATAAAATTTCTTTTACTTTATCAGGACTTAACCCACCAATATCTTGACCTTCAATTGTTACAACTCCACCTTTTTGTAGTTGAGCATAACCTGCAAGTGTTTCTTGTTCTTCTTTAGATAATCCCTCAAACTGTGGTTTAAATTGGAATTGACTTATAATTTTTTCTTGTTTGGCTAATTTTAAAGCGGTCTCCTCAATTTCTTTAGATTCAATGCCTAAATTTTTTAATCCCCTTAATCTTAATCTTTCATTAGCACTTATTTCAAATTGACCAGTTTCTTCATTAAATGTTGCAATACCTCTAGTTGCGTTAATTAATTGGTCATTTAATCCTTTTAAGTCGTTTTGTGCCATGTACAATAACTGAGCACCATCTCCAAGTTGTGAAAATGAACCACCCAGTGTTTGAAGTTGTGCGGCGTATTCGTAAGCTTTTTCCGGACTATCCATAATTTGGTCAGCAAAACCTTGAGCAACACTCAATGTATCACCTAAAAGTTGTGATTTGGCGACCATTGACGCTAAATCTGAAACACCTTTTGGAAAACCATACTTGTTTACTATATCTAATTTTTCACCGACGGTACCAAGAAATTTACCGACATTTAATCCATACGCCTTTGCCGTGTTAACTAATTGAATTTGTTTTTCTGTGGCGGCATCCATACCACCACCAACTTTATCAAAGAACTTAACAAAAGAATTAATAGTCTCACCTTTAACACCGTATTTTTCAATTGCTTCAACATTTTCATAAAATTGTTGAGACAAATATGTTGTTCTACCTATTTGTGAATTAATTTCGGTAAATGTTTTAATAACACCTTCCAAAGACCCACCCATTTTGATTACATTAACAGCGGCTCTTCCTAATTCGTTTTCAACACTTTTTGCGTAAGCAGCACTTTGTCCTAAATTTCTGGCACCAGAAATTAACTTGGTATCAAAATTTGATACCGTGTTAAGAGTTTCTTTAAAATTACCTTTTAATCTTTCAGATATCTTACCAACCTTTTCAAGTTCGGCTGCAAGTCCTGTTACTTGTGTGGTTGTTTGGGTTACTTCGTTTTCTCCTGCCATAATAATAAATATTATTTATTGGATTTTTCACGAGCCTCCATAATCATATCGTGTTCTTGAAGAACCTTACCAATAAAATATTTTCTTTCATATGTTGGCATATTCATAATATCAACATATGAAAAGTTAGCGTTTTTAACTAAAAAAAATGTTTCGTCTAATAGTATTTTTTTATACTCCGAAGAAAGGGCGAAAAAAGTCTACCCCAAAATTGACAGTGATGTCAATTATTTCTCCTGACGGGGTTCTGACTTGTTTGGTTAAATCCAATCTTGGCTCAACCTCTTTTAAAAATTTTCTAATAAATTTAGAATCGGCAATTGGCATTTGTTGAACATACTTTACAATAGATTCTCTATCCGAACTACCATTTATTGAAATAATCTGAGCTTCCAACTTTCTTGTAATAATTGGTGCTATCATACTTTTTGGGTAGATTTCCATTTCCTTGTCAATCATGTTCTCTTCACCATATGTTAAAAGTTTTAGTTTAACAATATCTTTTGAAGTGGGTAATGTTGTTTCAAACAGACCTTCTTGGTCAGGTGTTAGGTCAACTTTTTTTATATTTAATTCGCTCAAATCAACCTCAGCATCAAATCTTTGATTTGTTTTTGGGTCATATGATGACAATATATATTTTGTTCCAAATGCGGTATTTCTTAAAAAAAGTAAAATAGCTTCAATATCACCACCTAACATTTCATCAATCCTAAAATCAGGTTCGTAAATTTTTGATTTCAATAATTGATTAATCACATTATCACTATTTGAACTCATTAGCAGATTTTCATCTTGGGCCGTCAAATATCCAACCTTAACCGATTTCTTTTTATTTTTATAAAATAAACCTTGTGAAGGTAGTGGTACCACATCGTGTGGTAAGTTAAAATTCATTTGTCCGTATTGTATTTCGTTTTCCATAAAAAAAGCCAAGGATTACCCCTGGCTTTAAATATAAACTGACTTTGTTTTTTGTAAATGAAATATTAATAAACTAAGATACATCTATCAGGACGAAGTGTTGCTGAGATGGTTTGTAAACCGTCATCAGTATAAGACACACCCTGAAAGTCCACGTCTGTTAGGAAACAACCTTGTAAAATCCATTTTTCAACCGCAACACCTGTCGGGTCTAACATTTCCAAAGTAATATCCTTTTTGTAACCAGCAGCATATCCCATACGACCTGTTACTGATTCAGCGTGTAAACGAACCCATTCCATAAGAGCTTGAGCAGCTGATGGTCCAATAGGGTCACGGAAAGTAACACCAATTGTTCCCCACTCAAACATACCAGCAACATAAGTTTTGGTATTTAAGAAAGGAATTTCTTTTGATGCAATTGTTATTTTTGGTCTGGCAGCAGATTCTACATACCAAGAATTAATACCCAATGAAGTAGGAAACGTTAAAATAAATCGGTTTTTACGTTTTGGTTCATACGGGTCGGGCATTT